CTGGAGCTGGCTGCCAGTCAAGTGCAATGTCACCCGCCGCGACTGTGAAAGTGTCGGCGAGGCCGCCGTGGCCAGCGCAGAGTAGGAGCCCGCGACGACCTTGTACAGCTCCCACTGGTCGACTCCACAATTGTATCTTGCTCCATAGTAAGTGTTCGCGATCGGGTCCACGCGCCCGGCCACGCCGGCGATCTGCGATCCATAAGAACCTGTGGGGACGATGTCTGCCGAGACGTCGAAGTCGGCGGACGCGGGCGCGGCCGGAAGGATGTACAGACTGGGAGCAGAAGCGTTCGAGCGAACCCGGTTGGCGGAGCTGAGCACCGCTGCGCCGGTGTAGCCCGGATGGAGCGTCCAGGTTCCTCCCGAGTCGGCCGTGTGGGCTGTCAAGGAGGTGTCCGCCGGACCGCTGAATGTGTCGACCGCGAACGTGCCGCCTGCCGCGGGAGTGCCCCCCTGGCGGATGCCTCCGGCCGGGGCGACGGGCCCCGAGGCACCCTGGCCGAGGCCCTGAAGTAGGACCCTCGGGCCGCAGAGCCCTTGCGTCACCAGGCGCGTAGTTCGCGCGGCGGCAAACCAGCCCTGGGAGACGACCTGGCTGCCGCCGAGTCCCTGGAGGAGGAAGAGTCCCATCATGACCTCTGCGTGGGTGCCGACGCGGAATCGAGCGTGAAGTTGCGAACGACGGTGGTGCCATCAGCGGCGTAGAGGGTCAGCGTGGTCCCAGCCAGAACCCACTTCCCGAAGCCCTGGGCCCTGGCCGCATTCAAGGCATCACCCACCGTCTGCGCGGGTTCGAGGTCGGCACGGGCTGGGTCAGGTCTAGCGTGTAACCCATCTTGTCATTGTTTGTACCGACCGTCACCGTACCAGAAACCGGCATCGCGCCGCTGCTCGGGTTGAGTTGGCCGCTGCCGGTGCCCACCGTCGGCAGGCCGCCGCTGGCCGCCGCATTGGCGTTGGGGATCTGGGACCCTACCAGCGGCAGGCCCGAGCTGGTGCCGGGATTGGCCGAAGGCAGGCAGCTCAGGCCGAAATTGGTGCCCACGTACGGATTGACGCTCGTCAGCGGGATCACCACGTCGCAATCGCAGATTCCCAAGGCCCCGCCGATGCTCACCAGCAGGCTCTTGGCACCCGAGACCGCGAACCGCGAGTTGTCGATCTGGATCTCGTAGACGCCCTTGTGGTTGGTCGAATCCACCTCCTTGAACCGGCAATGTAGTTCGTGGACCCGCTGAAATCGTCCGTCAGTTGAAGGACGTTGCCGCTCTGCAGAGGGAACGATGCAATCTGGGAGCCGTTGCTACTATAGGGCAGTATCCCGCCGGATTGAGTCGATATGTCCGCGAACGAAGAGGTAAGCGTGGTGTTGAAGTAATCCAGGTAATTGGCCCCGGATGAGCGCACGTAGACAATGGCTGGGGTCGAATCACTCCGGAGGCAGGTTTCGACGCCCGTGATGCTGCCGACTCCAGATTCAACCGTCCGAACCGCATCCCAGGTGATCGTGGTCCCGCTGATGACGCCGCGCAGATAGGCGACGGTGTTGACGCTGTTATAGACAACCGCCAAAAAAGTGGATGTCGCGCTGTTAAAGATGACCGAGAAATCACGTAAATCCGTTTTGAGGTTGGCGTAGGCGACCGTCGTCTCGCTGCTCCATGATGAGAAGTCAGACGAGTAGCGATAGCAGAGCTTGCCGGACTGGCTGCTGGAGACGTAGAACGCCCAGTAGTTCGCCCCGTCATAGATCGTCTGCGTTGACGCCGGGAACCCGGTTGCGGGCGAAATGGTTCCGGCGCTGGTAATCACATTGGCCATTTATGATTTCCCCTGGCTTGCGGCATAGATGAGATGGCGCTCGGTCGATCGGCTCGTGAGCTCATGCATTCTCGAAAAGGGGAGTGATGCTGAGTGTGTCGCCGCTGGCCAGGGTGCGAGGCGTGGCGAAGGCCTCCGCGCAGATCAGCTTGCCGCTGGAGGCGCCGGTGATGAAGTAGCCGTAGATCGTGTCGCCGGTCGCGCCGCAGGTCCATGACTGGGGCGAGGCCCCGTACTGTGAGTGACCGACCTGAGCCCGGGACGACCAGGCGGGAGTGCCTGACGGCGCCTGGCTGACCGGAGTGTTCCAAGTGCTCGCGCTGACCGATCGCGTGAGGGTCTTGGCCGCGTAGCCCGAGAAAGCCGTCTCGTGAGCGGTGTAGGTGGACGCCGAGTCCGTCTCGGCCGGCGTGATGTTGGAGTTGAACAGCCGCAGCGACCAGTTCTCAAGAGTGCCGCCTCCGAGGAGGTCGGTCAGGAGCTGGACATCGCCTTCGCGCGGAACGAGCAAGGCCATCGCATCACCTCGTGAAACAAGAGAAGGGGAAATCTTGGGGTTCAGCGCACCGGATGCGGGTCATTGACTGGGGCCGCGACGGCGGCGCGCCCAGACGGCCACGATGGCATCCTTCTTGAGGCCCGCGGTGTTGTGGAACGTAGTCTGCTCGGAGCCGGCGGTCACGGCCGGCACTGTCGGCGTGAATTGGTGGGTGTAGACGTCGTCGATCCAGAACGTGTTATTGTGCGTCGAGCCGAATGACGCCCCGCCCCACTCGATCTTGGCTGGCCCGGTCCCATTGGCCGCCTTGCCGAGCGCGGTTGTGACACTGACGTTATTGAGGTGCAATTGGCCGGAGACGGCGGACGCCCGCACGTTGGCTCTGACGGTGTTCTTCTGCCACGAATTCAGTGGCATGACCACGCCTGTGTCCTGATAAGCGGTCCCGTTATACCACTGGATGTGATAGGGAGAGACTGCTTGCCCCACGATCACCTGCGCGTTGCCGTTGGGGGCTGTCCCGGTACCGTCATTGATCTGCCACACGTTGGTTGTCGTGCTCGCTTGAGTGGTGTACATCCAGAACGAGAACGCTACCTTGTTGCCACGGTTGTTGTTGCCTGATGGCCACCCGGTCCAGAGCGCCCAGTCGCCGGTCCCCACCGAGTTGTCGATCTTGATTGCGCTCGTTCCGCCGTGGATATGAGTCGAGTCGATCGTGCCTTGCGCTCCATGAGCCCACAGCGAACCGAATGATTCGCACCCGTCGTACTGGTTGGTCCCGTTGACAACGTAGTCCTCGTCAAATAGTACCGAATACACATTTGCATAGTCGAATCCGCCGCCGCTGGCCTGTGTGCCATGGGCCGCGATGCTCAGGATCTTGCCGTTAGCAAGCTGGACCGTGGACGAGTACCCGTAATCGTCGTGGGTATACGTCATACCGTACATGGCGGGCTGAACTTGCGGTGTCTCATCGAACGTGTTGCCGCCATCCTTACTCAGCAAGTAGCCGATGCCCCAGGTTGAGCCGTAACGAATCCCGAACCCCAGCAGGATATTTCCGCTGGCAAGCTTCAGGAGGTCGGGAGCGACCGCATTGACTCCTGACGTGCTCGTTGTGCCGTAGATATTCATCCTCGCCGGTGTGCCCCAGCTCAGGCCACCGTTGCTCGACCTGGTGAGATAAAGATCGCCATCACCAGACGGCGTATCGTTGCGGCTGATGGCGATCCAATTCGAACTGGTGACGATGCACACCGCCGTTTCATTGAGTTCGTGGATCTGGTCGTTATTGACCGTGGAGTAGAGCGACCAGTTTGATCCGTTCGTGGGATCGGACCTGGCCGGGCATGTCAGAATGCCACAGCGTCCGAACGTCTGGCCCTGGTTCCAGTGGCATGGGATATAGATATTATTTGCTGCATCCAGAAACATACGTCCATAAGGGATCCCGCCTTGGGTGCCCTGCGTCCAGGGTGTGGCGAGCTTGTTGCTTGGCGTTGTGCTGAGGTTCGCCCACGTTAGGCCGCTGTCCATGCTCTTGGCACAGTAGAGTGGCTGGTACGCGGATTGATTCTGCGTGTTGGTCCCATAGCTATAAATCATGTAAATCGAACCGTCGACGTACTCGAGCAGCCCGTAAACCATGAACCCATTCGCTCCGGAATGAGTTACCAGTTGAGTCGGAGTCCAGGTCGTGCCGCCGTCCGTCGATCGAATCACCCAGACATCGCCGTTGTGCGATTGCGAGTTGTTGTCCATCGCATCGAATGAGGCAAACAGGTCCCCATTGTGGCTGGACTGCGCGCCCGTCTGCTTCGAGAGCAGGATCAGGCCCGGTTCGGCGTTGTAGCCGACGTGGCTCGACTGGGTGAAGATGTCGTTGGGTCCGGTGATAGCATTGTTGTTCTGAACCGTGCCAGGATAGCTCGAGACGCTCGACGCCGAGGCGTTGCCCCAGTACACGTAGATCGTCTTGCTGCCGCCGGCCGCGACCGCCGGGACCTTGACCAGCAGATAGAGGGCCTGGCGCGCGGCGTCGATCCCCTCGAGGGCGAAGCTCAGGGGCGTCGTCCCGTCGCTGTCTGTGACGCGCAGGTCTGAGCCGTCGCTCTTGCCGTGGACCGCCCAGCAGGCGTAGAGCGCCCCCGAGATCGTGACTGGCAACTGGTAGTAGGAGAGGTTGCTGGTGTTGGCCGTATTGTCGATCGCGACCGCGGCGTAGTAACCCCAGCCGGCGAGGTATGCCATCGTAGCGCTCCGATCTCCGCCTTCAGCGGACAAGGCGGGTCGAGAACAAGCTGGTCGAATCTGAGTCGCTGCCGGACTGGCCCCACCGGATCTGCAGCCGCGCCAGGACCTCGGAGAGCTCCTGCGTGATCTGGCCGAGCTTCAGTGCGAAATCGCCGCCGGAACCCCTGGTCTCCGCGGCGTAGCGGCGTGAGAGCACAGTGAGCACGCACGCCTGCCGCAGGTCGCGCAGGTCATAAACGTCGCTTGGGCTGCGGCCGGCAATGCTCGGGTCGATCCCGAACCGTCGGTTAAGATCAAAGCTCGCCTCCTCGATCTGGGGATCGAGAGTCGCGACCAGGAAGTCGACGCATACGAGCCCGGCGACCGGAGCGGGGGCCTGGCCGAGAATTGAGCCAGCGCCCAGGCGACGAAGCGTCAGGCCGTTGCCGACAGCCGAGTCAACCGCCAGCAATTCGCCGCTACCCTTGAATGCCGTCGCCGGCTTGCGCAGCAGCACGACGTGCTGTGCCGTCACACTCGCGGCGGCGAAGTTCACCGAGGGCGAGGTCAGGCACCAGGGAGCCCCCGGCGCGAACACTCCGTCAACCCCCGCCGCCAGCTTCTGCCAGTCCGGGCAGAGCATCGCGAAGTCGCCACTGGCGCGGATGGCGATGTTCTCGTCGGTCGCGTAGACCGCAGTCAGTCGATCAGGAGCGGACATCGGCTGTGTTCCGGTTGCCAGGGTGAGGTTCTCGCCGCCGCGCCGGACGATCGGGCGGGCCTGGCGATTCTGGGGCGGCAGGCGTCTTCTCGGGCTCAGTGGGAAGCAGCTCGAATTCGCGAGCCACTTCCAGGATGGCCGCGTCGATGCCCTCGAGGGCGACGGCCAGCGATGCGCGGATCTTGCACGCGTGGCCGATCAACTGCCGCCGGCTCTCGGGGTCGAGCCGCGGGATCTGTCCCAGCGCGTCCTGGATCTGCTTGCAGTGCCAGAGCTCGCGCGCCCGGCCCACGTGGTGAAGGCCGCGGCCCCGGGCCACGCGCTCGACGTAGGGCCAGAGACCGGGAAAGATGTACGTATTCATGGGATGCCCAGGTTTGGAGGGAAAGCAGGCAGCAACGGTGCCGGAAGCGTGAGCGACGGTTCTGAGCAGACGAGCAGGCAGCAGGCAGCAGGCAGCGGGCAGCAGGCAGCAGGCAGCGGGCAGCAGGCAGCGGGCAGTGGGCAGCAAGCGATTTCCTGTTGCCTCTTACCGGTTGCCTTGGCGGCGAAGTTTTTCGATCGAGGACTACGAAATCGCTGGTGTTCTCGACTGCCTGCTGCCTGCCGCCTGCTGCCTGCGGTCTTCACGGCAAGTATCGGTGCACGAGGCGCCTGCCGGCTGGGTCAGGAAAATGTTCGCGAACGAGACGCCGGTCGGTTCCTTGATGCGGATCAACGAGGACTTGATTGGGACTCCCCGGCCTCCATGCCGGGGAAGGGGAGATGGGGCCACGAAGCGTGGCGACGGGAGGGGAAAGACGTCGGCGGGATCAGGCGGCCGCGAACGCGGTGATTCCCGTGACCCAGGCGTGATGGGCCTCGTTGTCCAGCTCGATCGCGCCTTCCATGATGATGTCGCCCTCGAAGGTGTCGCCGCGGCTGCCGCGGGGCTTGTCGATCATCGGCCGCTTGAGCCGGATGCGCACCTCGGGGTCGCTCAGGCAGATCGCCGTTCCGGGCCGCAGCATGGGGGCCGGAATGATGGTCACGCCGGAGAGGAACGGCGCCTCGAAGAGGTCGATCGGCGTGCCGAAGACGTTGCTGCCGGCGTTCAGCCGCATGGCCGCGTGGCCCCATACCGCGAACCCGGAAAGGAAGTCGGTGCTGACCAGCAGGACCGACGGATTGCCGCCTCCGTTGAAGCAGGTTTGCAGCGTGTCCCGCACCAGGTCGCTGGGCTTGTACGCTGCGCTGTTGGTCGGGGCCGTGATGTTGTTGGTCTGGATCAAGGACTGGAGGCCCTTCATCAGCGGCCGGCTGGCGGCCGAGGAGAGGGGCACGCCCTTGCCGTAGTAGCAGGCGCTCTCGAAGTCGTCCATCACATGCTGCATCGCCAGCATCCGGTCGCGGTCCAGCGGGGTCGCAAAGCCGGTCGCGTAGCTGGCGTCGGCCTGCAGTGCGCCGCCGACCTGGTAGGCGTGCTGAACGGTCTGGCAGTACTGGGTGACCGCCTGGGGGATGCGGCTGACGCTGGTGACGTTCACCTCGGCGCCGGTGCGGGAGTTGCTGACCAGGTAAACCGGCAAAAGGTCGTTGTGAGCGGCCGCGGCGGTGCCGGCATAACCGCGGGAGATGGTCAGCGTGTTGGACGCGCAAGTGACAGCAGTCACCAGCAGGTATTCCTGCTCGATCTGGATCACGTCGCCGACGTCGAAGATCGACGCGTCGTTGACCACGACCGAGGTCGCACCGAGGGCGAGTTGCCCGCCGTTGCTCATCGGGTTCGAGCGCGGCCGGTAATTGTCGTTGGTGATGAGGAACTGCGGCGAGCCCGTGGGGAGCTTCGGCAAACGCGACACCAGCGGGGTGCGGTTGACGAACCAGTTGATTGCGACACCGAAGACGTCGTTGGGAATGACGCCCGCGTTGAACGCCGTGAACTGAGTCAGAGGTCCACCTTCATAGAGCGGCATGGGGTGCTCCTGTGTTGCCTAGGGGTCAGAGATGAGTCGGAGGTCAATGGCGGTAGGCAAGGATCAGCTCCGGGGGTGTAGCCCGAATGACTGGTACTGGGACTGTCGGTTGCGCCACGCCGAGACGATGGCATCGAGGGAGCCCGGCTGGCCGGGCAACGAGGTCAGCGAGGGGCGCGTGGCGTCGGCGCCTGAGCCGCCGTGGGATGACGGCGCGAAGAAGATCGCGAACTCGGGCGAGTCTAGACGCTCTCGCAAGACCTCGGTCGCGGGGCGGCCGCTGACCTTCTCGCGCACGATCAGGCCGCCCGAGGCGTCCCGGGTTGTCTCGAACTCGTCATTGAGCAGTCGTCGGACCATGGCTGCCGTGGCGGTACGCTGCTCGGGCGTGTCCCCGACGAACGTCCGCCCGTGGAACGCCTCGGCAATGGCCGAGTTCTTCCGCTCCGCGTGAATCTGCTGCTCGAGCTGCGTGTACCGGCTCATCGCGTCGGCGTGCTTCTGCTCCCACGCCTTGCGCTGCTGGGCCAGTGCGTCCTCGATCTGTCCTTTTTCAGCCAGGGCGCGAAGCCGCTCGGCCTCCTTGTCCTCCAGGGTCGCCTGCTGCGCCCGCTGCACCTCCTCGAGCTGCTTTTCCAGCGACCGCAGCCGCTGGTACTCATCGACGCTCAGCGGAATCGTCGCCGGCGCCGGGCCGCCCGGGTTTGGCGGCGATGAATTCTGGTCGCTCACAGGTTCACCTCATCAGTTCTCGGGGTAGACGTAGGGTCCGCTGTGCGGACCTGAACGCCGCCGCTCTGGGCAGGCCACGGCAACTTTCTGCGACTCGCCACTCCGCGTAGACGTAGGGTCCGCTGTGCGGACCTGAACGCCGCCGCTCTGGGCAGGCCACGGCAACTTTCTGCGACTCGCCACTCCGGTCCGCACAGCGGACCCTACACCTTGGCCGCCTTGTTCCATCTACGACTCGATCTGCTCCGCCCGCGGCTGCAGGTGATCGTCGATCTCGGCGTCGAACCGAGCGTAGTCGGTGTCTTGCAGACCGGGCAGCAACAGCCGGATCAGACGCCGCAAAAGCTGCCCCTCGGTCTGGGGGGCGTTCCCGCCGGCCGCCAGGATCGACTGGAACTGGCCGATCGTTGCCGCCAGCTCCTCGGCGCTGAACAGATCAAACTGGGAGGGGTAATGGATCTTCACCCGCGGCTGCGGTCCGCCAGCCGGTTTACCGTTGTCGAGCACCAGCAAGGCTAGCTCGGCAATCTGCTCCTCGGCCCGGCCGAGCATCGCGGCGATCTTGCTCAAGAGGTCGTTGCCCGCGGCCTGGTCCAGGCGCTTGGAGACCCCGCTCTGGGCCACGGTCAGCCCGTTGCCTCCCCCTGCCCCGGCCGGCTTCAGCAGGTGCGCGGCCCGGTCGGCAGCGTCTCGCAAGTCGGCCTTGTTCAGTCGGATCGATGCCGCGCCTTCCTTCGGGAACTGCACGACGTCGAACCCTTCGTATGTGGCGCTCGCGCCGGAAGAGTTCTTCTTCTTGGGCAGCAGCCAGTTGGGCCCGATCGGCACAGTCCCGTCCGGCTGGACATAGTCCTCGGGGCCCTGCAGCAGCGGATGGGCCTGAGTCGTGTCCGAGAGGATCAGCTCGCTGTCGCGGTTGTAGAACTCGCGCTGGAGTTCGGCGAGCACCTCGTAGCGAGGCAGGCCGATGTTTCGGCTCCGCGGTCGACGGCGGTCGAACAGCCGGATGATCGGTACGCGGCCATAGGGATGAGTCACCGGGCCGGCGATCCCCTCACCCCGGACGTCGTAGAGGCTCCAGCTCTGCGCGTTCCAGTACCGCCAGACTGCGCCGCCGTCTTCGCGAGGCTCGCGGACCAGGCACTCCCTGTAGTCGCCAAGCCGATCCTGACTCCACCAGACGAGGTTCTCCGGAAGGATGTACGAGGCGTGGCACTCGTCCAGGCCCAGCCGTATTTCGTCGGCCCGAGTGCGGACGCTCTCCCCGAGAGGCGCGGCGGGATGGTCCACCAGAATATCGAGCTGGCCCAGGACAAGAAGCAGTGGAGCCACAGTGCCGGACATCCACTGGTCGATCGACGTGCCGCGGCCCTCCACATCCTGCCACCAGTTCACCAGTCCTTGTGAACCCTCACGCTGCACTTCGCGACTGTAGATCCGAGAGAGGTGGGCCTCGACCGCCTCGGAGACGAAGGTCGGCACCGGGGTGCGTGCGCGTCTCAGCTCGTAGTCGTCGTCGGTCGCCTGACTGGCCTGGTCGCTACCGGAGGGACGCCCGACCTGCGGACTGTAGCCCGGCTCCAGCGCCGAGGGGTACTCGCGCTTGTGCCGGATCAGGTTGCGCACCGGCATCCCCTGGCTATCCACACCATAGACCGCCGTGCGATAGGCCTCGCCTCCCTCCCAGGAGTCCAGCAGCCATCGCCAACGGAGCTGGTTGACGAGCCACTCGTGATGAGGCTGATCGATGGTCCGCCCGTCCGGCAGCGTCAGACGAGGCATCCCCGCCTGGCTTGCCATGTAGAACATCGCCGCGGAATTCGGTGAAAGTGGCATGGGTCTTTGCTCGCAGTGGATAGTGGGCAGCAGGCAGCAGGCAGCAGGCAGCAGGCATTGGGCAGCAGGCAGTGGGCAGCGGGCAGCAGGCAGTCGGGAGGGCGACGCTCCTGCGGAGCCCTTACCATCAGGCGGCTCGTCGGAAGACTGACCTTCCGCAAGCCCGCGGTCTTCACTGCCCGCTGCCTGCTGCCTGCTCACGTCAAAACACCCGCCCCGCCCTTCTGCGGAGGAAGCCCTGGTGGGGAGTGCGGCCTTCCGGCAGAAGCAGAGAAAGGCCGCCGCGGAGGGCGTCAATGAGGTCTTCATGCGGGTGTTGCGGGTCGGCTGGATAGTCCATCCATTGCCCCGCGCGGCGGGCGCGGGAGTAACTCTGGAGTGCGCCGATCAGGTGCCGGCAGCGGGGGTGGATGATCAGCCGAACTTCCCCGCTTGCCGAGCGTACGAGGTTCTCGATCAACCCGAGGCCGTCGGTGACGCAACCGGGGTACTTGGGCCATTGGAGGATGCCGCCGTCGCCGACCAGCCCGCAGCGGTGGTACTCTGCGATCACGGTCGGGCCCACGGGGTTGCGGGCGCCGCCGGCCGAATCGGTCGAGACCTGGCGGCGGCCCGAACCACAGTGGCGGTCGGCCAGGTCCCGAATCTCCAGGGCGCAGCGCTCGGCGGTCTGCCCCTCGGCCAGATAGTCGGCGAAGACGGAGACCGTCTCCTCGCGAGCGGGGGGAACGCCTGAGTCAGCGGCGGTCGAAGCCGGACGCGATCGCACCTGCATGAGCAAGGCCCCGGTGAACACCCCGCTGTCCACGGCGATGTGGATCGGCACGGTCGGGTCGTACTCGGCTTCCGGCGTGACGTTGTCCGCCTCGTTGAATTCGGTGAACCAGAGGCCCGCCGACCGCGGCCCGCGGCTGAGATAGTCGCTTGCGAAGACCCGGGCCGAGACCGCCTTGACCTTCTGGATCAAGGAATCGATGGAGTAGTGTCCGCGGCTCCGCTTGGCCTTGGGACGGCAACGCGGGTCGGTGTCTCGGTCCTCGTGGCACCAGGCCACCAGCGGGCATTCCGGGCAATGATCCAGTTCCACGCCACTGCGCTCCTCGGGGCACCGCTCCAGGACTTCAAAGACGCAGTAGGTATAGACGGGGAACTCGCCGGCGTTGCCGCGATCGAGCAACTCCGACATAGGACCGCCCAGACGGTGCCAGGTCGAGGTCATCAGCACGCTTGACCTGACCCCGCGGATCTCCATGGCCATGCCCATCGCCGACTCGCGGATGTCCGGGTCGATCTCGTCGACCTCGTCCAGCTTGAGGCTGGGAACGTGAGGCCCGCGGACGCTCGTCGGGCTGGCTGCCAGGATCGCCACCTTTGATCCGTTGGCGTAAATCGCCTCGGTCTTGAGCAGCGACTTGATCGAATCAGCGTCGCTGCCGTAGGCACCCCTGCCGTCCAAGACCGCCGCGCCCAGGGCGTGATGGATTTGCTCGGACTGGGCTCGCGAACCTCCCAGGATTCGCGTCTCGTGTCCTGGATTAAACCGGCTGCACAGGTGGGTGTCGATGGCCGAGAGGAACGACTTGCCGCTGCCCCGTGGACCGTGCCAGAGTGCCAGCGACGGCCGGTGGAGAACCTGGTTTGCGAAGAGCGAAAACGGGGCGTCATGGCCCGCGCAGACGGGCCGGATCGGGATCTTGACGCCGATGTACTGCTGGATCCAGAGCCGCAGACTTCGACTCGACCAGGGCTTTTGCTCGCGCGTTGCCAGGGTGAAAGGGCGGGCCGCCTTGGACAGCTCCAACCCTGTCATCTCGTCAAGCTGCTGGGTCCTCGTCGTCATGACCGGCCTCATCCTCGGCATCGTCGCCGTCGTCGCCCGCGGCGAGCAGGATCTTGAGCGCGACCTCCTCGCTGAGCTGCGGTAGATCCGGCTCGGCTCGCTGGCTGGTCCCCGGCTTGCCTTCAAGCCTGGTCCAGATTTCCTGGAGCGCCTTGATGTCTCCGTCCTCGGCACGGACGAGAAGGCTGGCGATCAGCCGGTGCTTCCAGGAGCCTGTGTCCTCGGGACGGCGACGGCGATCAAGGCACGCCCGCAAGAGCTCCGTCAGTCCCAGCCTGTCGTCGCTCGATTCGATCGGGACGATTCGCCGCTGCGGAGGATCCGAATCATCCTCAAACCCGTTGAGTTTTTTCTGTGCCATGATTGAATTCCTGAGGCGGTTCAGACCGGAAGAACCGGCTGGACGCCCTCACATCGGTCTGGACTTCTCGCCCACCGGGGGATCACTTTGCTTATTGAGATCAACGGCGATGCTCTGGTCGATCCGCGACAGGTGGTCTTCGATCGCCGTGAGCATGCGGGTGAACTGGAGCTGACGAGTCGTTTCTTGCCGGCGGAAGCTCTCCCGGATCTCCGCGACAACCTTGCGGAAATACGCGTCCTCCCGTCGCATCTCGATGTTCTGCCAGACCAGGATGATTGCGAAGCTGCAAAGGACCAGAAGCTGCGTGCTGCGGGCCTTCCACCAGATCACGAGTTCACGCATGAGACTTCTCCGCGTCGGAGCTCTTCAAGCTGCCGTTGACAGGGCCTGGCCCGTCTTCCCCGTCCAGACGGATCTCAGGCACGGGCGGAAGCGCGGGTACGACAAGGCGGGCATTACGGGCCCAGGAGGATAGTTCGTGGAGAGCGTTGCAGGTGCGGCAGCTCCGTAGCTTGATCCGAAGCAGGGCGGTTTCGTGTTCGCGCTGCTTTTGCCGATCCGTCCAGAAGTCCTTGGTGAAAGCCGAGATTGCCGCGATCAGTCCGGCTCCGCCCAGCAGGAAGGAGCCGGTTCCCACGGCGTTGTCGTTGGCCACGGCCTGGGCGGTCAGGGCCGCGAAGGTGGCAATCATGCCGCCGGCGAGGGCGACCGAACGACCGGTAAGATCCAGTGGAAAAGTCATGATCTGAACATCCTTCTCGTGAATGGTACGGCTCGTCCTGTACGCCGCGAGTCACGAGCGAAAGGCAGGCGCGGCGTCGCGACCACCCTGGTTGGCAGGACCCACTGGGTTCAGGACTGGGCCTGAGGCGCGGGCTGTGCAGGGACGTCGATCTTCGCGACCGCGTGCCGCATGCTGGCCACGCTCGCTCCTCCGGAGACAACAAGCAAGGCCTGGAAGATCTGGTTCAGGCCATCGTTGTAATCCTTGGATAGGATCATGCCGATCCCGGAGACCACCGCCATGATCACGGAACCGTAAGTCTTGTACCCGTCGATCAGCTTGAGCAGGATCGCGACGCGACTCATGATGCAAACCCTCGAGGGACACCTACTGGCACGGATCGCCGGCCACACGCTGTGCCCGGTTCCGGCCCGGCAGGCTCGTCCCTGGTGTCGTCCATCAGAAAGGCAGCATGCTCCAGAACCGCTCCGAGATCAGCATCGCCGCTGCCGTGGCAGCCAGCAGGGCCAGCATGGCCCAGTCCTCTGGCGGACGCTGCTTCAGGAACCGGCCGAACAGGCTGAAGAAGAGTGGTGGCATGAACATGGGCCGCTTTATTGCCTCGGGAGGGCGAGGCTCCTGCCGAGCCATTCCTGGGACTTGCGGATCATCGGGAGGCTCGGCGGGAGCCTCGCCCTCCCAAATCCGGTCAATCTGCGGGAATGAAACGGCTCTGTAGCATGAACATGGTTGGTCGGCCTTGACTCAGGCAGCCTGGTGATAAGCCCAGTGACCCGGCAGGGCGCGGCGGACGAACTCGGGTGCCCGGGAGATGGCCCATGAGTCGCCCTCGGCGAGCATCTGCTCGACCACTTTCCGGTCGGCCCAGAACGAAAACGTCGGCTGGTCGAGATCCAGCGGGCCGGAGGGCGTCTGCGGGCCCCAACTCTGCAAGATGCATGCCCCCGGCCGATCGAATCGCACGGCGGCGATCAGCATGCAGTGACCCCATGTTCCTTCGGCCTGGCAGAAACCCTGGGCGTCGCGTTCGAGTGTGAATCCCTGATTCGTGCAGATCGTCACCGGATAGCCGTGCGCCAGAGCGGCGGACAATTCGTCCCAGGTTGAGACGAGTGCGGCGGCACCCAGCTTGAATGGGGCGGCCTCGGCCTTGATGTCGGCCGGCGCACCGGTGCGGCCCCAGGCCGCGGCGCGCTGGCCGCTATAGGCCCCCTGGGCACCCAGCATCTCGCGGCTGACCATGCCGAGGGTCATCATCGCCTTCACTGCGGCAGAGCCATTCGAGCCGTCCGCCTCGCCCAGGATCCCGGCCACTTCCCGCGAAGCCGCATAAAGGAACTCGGTGTCGGTCTCGCGGTAGTCGGCCGGCTCTCCCAGCGCGATCTCGATGCACTGCACCAGGTCGTTGGCGTGGCCATGCCCGAAGCTCACGCAATCGCCGATCTGCTGGGCCGGGTAGTCCGGATCGTGGCCCAGCACGTCGCGCCAGGCTCTGTACAGGAGGATCGGAGCCGGGGTGCCCCCGACCGACGCCCTGCTGCCCTCGAGGAGCCCACGCGCGGCCGCGGCCAGCTTCGGGAACCGAGCGGCACAGGCTTGCTGCAGCGTATCGACACCGAGCCATCCGGTCGGAAAGAGAAGATCCGTCGTAGCAGCCATCAAACACCTCCGGGCCGCCTGGCCAAGGACCGGCCATCACGTTGTTTTTGCGCGACTGGAGCACCAGGGCGTCACTTGGCCTGGGGGTCCAGGCCGCGGGCGAAACCGCGCCAGGCCCGGGCCAGGGCCTGCTTGTCGGCTGGCTTGGAATCGGCGTTGGCCTGCCCTTCGGGGAGGATCCGGCTGAACTGCGGGGTGACCAGGCGATCGAACAGCGCCGCCCGCCTGGAATCCCAGGACTTGCTCACGGTCTGCAGCGCGGTGTCAACAGGCTGTCCGGCCTCAAGCGCCCTGGCTCCGTCGATCCAGGCGGCCGCGTAAACTCGACCCAGGGCCGGAACATAGGCCCGCCCCAACGGGACGAACCGCGCATCGATGGAGGACACGGCCGGGGCACCGACCGGATCTCCACCCGGTTTGATCCGGAGAACAGTCATTCCAGCGCTCAGGATCGCGATCATGATCGCGGGCGTGGTGAACCGATTGATCGATCGCAGCCGGAGGAACGATGAGACGCACATGGTTCGGCCTCCCCGAACTGGAAGCATCATGAACTGCCGCGGAATTTAGCGGTGGGAAGGGTGACATGGCCGAGTTCGCCCGGCGAGGCGAGAGTTCCATCCCTCGCTTCTCGCCGGGCCTCGCGCTGGCCCCGGATCGATGGGCCAACGCAAGTCCCTGCTTCCCTGAGGAAGATTCAAAAGACCTAGAAGATGATGGCGGGACCAGCGGACCGGCGTGGCCCGGACCTGGTTCTCAGCCGGCCCGCAGGAGCCTGGGATCGCGGGAGGCCGCCGGGGCAACCTGTCGAGCTTCGCGCGATTGACTGCGCCTCTGCTTCCGCGTCTTTCGTGTTCCGCTGGAGGGGGAGCGCGGCGGCGCGACCGGTATTGGCTCGGGCCTGGGATCGGTCCGCGGGTCGCGCTTCAAGGCGGGATGGTCTTCCATGCCGGACTGGTTGCAGACCATGCAGCAGAAAACCGACCCGGGACGGATCGGCCCGTGGTGCGGACAGGTGGAGTGCGGCGTGAATGGCTCGATCGGGAAGAGGGGCACCAGTACGGGCGCCTGGTATGTTTCACGGAGGGGCTGGACCGTCCCGCTTTGGGAGGATCGATCCCGCATTCGGGCGTTATCCCGTAAGCGGGATTCCCGCGATTGCAAGGCGAACTCGCGCTCCCGTGCTCGCGCCAGCCCCGAGCGGATCCATCCTGGGGACAGCCGCTCGTGCCGGGCAATCTCGGCAATTCGCTGTCCACTGCGAAAGTCGTAGAGCCAGCGCGCCTCCCGAGCCTCCTGGATCGTCGCGTCTTGGGCCGCTCTTGCCGGCCTTCCGCGGCGACGCCCATGCTCTCCCGCTGGCTGCTCTTCCTGTGTCCTCGGGGCCTGATCCTCCGCCGGTCCCGCAACCGTCCCGCAGGTGCTCCTCATCGGCTGTCGCTCCCGCTGGCTGCTCGTGCTTTCTTCGCCTAAGAAAAAATGACACATGAGGCGGGTTTGCGAGCTTGCAAGATTCCGAAATATGCGTGATTTCTCTGCCTAACTCCTTGCGATAAATGACCTAAGGAATTTTGCCTGCTTGCCCAAGTTTGCGAGTGAAAATCCCTCTGGCTGGGCCTCAGGACCGTTTCATTCACGCAGATTGACCGGATTTGGGAGGGCGAGGCTCCCGCCGAGCCTCCACATGATCCGCGAGTCCAACGATTGGCTCGGCAGGAGCCTCGCCCTCCCGCGGGAATGAAACAGCCCTACCCGGCGCTTCAGGCCATTCCGTTTGCATCCGGCGTCAGGTCCAGCGCGCGGCTGATCGGAGCGGGGACGACAGTCCATGCCGCGCCCCAGCCTACCGCAGGCACCGTCGGTATGACGACGTACCGCATGAACCAGATGTGGCAGGCCGTCCCGGCCAGCACGAAGAAATGGAAGAGCTCATGGGAGCCGAAGGTCCCGGGTACGAGAACAGGCATGTGGAGCAAGTTGAGCACCGCGCCGATGCTGTAGAACGCTCCCCCCAGCGGCAAGGCCATCAGCCGGCGATGACCGTGGTTCCGCGCCAGATCTCGATAGCAGAAAAGGACCCCCCAGCCCATCCCGAGGTAGATGGCCGTGGAGATCCAGATCGGCAGCACCCCACCCAGCCAAACCCGTGCCGAGCAAACCGCCGCCACGCTCCAGACCGCCAACAGCGTCCCCCGCCGCATGCTCCCGGACATCAGGACCGAGGCCCCCGGAGTGTATGTCCCGGCGATCAGCAGGTAAATGCCCACATGGTCCAGCCGCCGCAGTTGGCCCAGGGCTTCGCCCTGGACGGGAGCCCCGTGGTAGACCGCGCTGGCGCCGTAGCAGGCCGCCAGACTGATCCCGAAGATCAAGAGCGACAGCCGCTTGGCCTGATCTCCCGAGCTCCCTCCACAACGCTGCCAGAGGATCCAGGTAACGGGCAACGCCAGAAACATTCCCGCGCCGTGGCTCAGGGCGCTGACCGGCTCCCGAAGGTCCAACGTCATGTTCGCAACCCCCTGGTTGGCGACGATCCCCTGGCGCGTGACGCCTTGGCCCCGAATCGGCGGGAGATCACGCGAGATCTGACGTGTGGGAGGCTCTACGCTACCCACAGCGGGGAGCGCCGCGGGGAGTCGTCTTCAGGGGCTTTCGACGTAGCGATTCGGCGTTCTTGAGTCATTCCCGGCCGCCCCGCCTGGCGGAATGCCGGGTTTATTTCCTCGGCGGAGGATGCCGCACAACGCAGGCGGGCAACGGCGGAATGTCGTCGCAGGGAGCGGCAGGCCGCGGGTGAGCGTGTGCTCCTCCGAGACCTGCGGCCCCCCGCGAGAATCGCGGCGAGAGAAACGGGCGGGACGGTCAAGGCGCTGCGGCGGGACGGTCAGGCGGAGGTGGGGCAAGGCGAGGATCGGAGTCGCCGGCGAACGACGAAGGCCCCGGCAGCAAGGCTGAAGATCAGATAGGTGCTGGGCTCGGGGATCGGCGCCGGCATGACGGTTCCGGGACTATCCAGCATCTGGGCGGCAGTCGCAGGGCTGGACGGGGTCGTCGTCGCAGTCGTGCTGGTCGTTGTACCCGTGGTTAACGGGTGGGTCGCCACGTGCTTCGGCGAGGTCAGACTCAAGTCGCGCTTCAGCGCGTCGAGGCTTTGCTGATTCCAGTTGACGAACTTTCCCGACTTGAGCGTGAGCAGGTGGTTCAGGTCCTTCATCACGGACGAATTCGTGATCGGCTTGGTGATACCGTCCAGGTTCAATAGCTGGGCCAGGTTCTGGGATTGCGTGGTCGTGGTCGAGACCGGGGTTCCGGTCGACGTCCCGGAGGCCGCCTGCCCCGCCAGCCAGGCGCTCAGGCTCGATGAACCGGCTGCCACGGAACTTGCGGGCTTGACCAGCATCGTGTGGTCTGCCGCGTGCACGACCGCCTCGCCGTTCTGGGCCAAAGCCGAGTTGAGCTGGCCCTGGGTCGCCGCGGTCAAGTGCAGCGGGCCGACGGTCTGCCCGGCCACCCGCGGTCCGGTCTCGATCGTCGGGTAGCCCTTGGGAAGTGCGTCGTCGCTGTCCGCGAGGTAGCCGACGTAGGTCGGGACCGTGGCGCTGGCCGTTGAGGTCCCGATCGAGGTCTTGGTATCGACGAACCGTCCTTGCTGATCCAGCACGATGGGCCGGCTCAGATCGTCGGAATCCAGCGTGATCTTGGGGGGAATCGTGGCCGCCAGGGCTGGCTGTGCCGAGGTCAAGCCAAGGCCCATGCCCAGCGCCAGGGGGCCCAGAGCGATCGTCGCCGCCAGGCGGCGGAAACTGAGCAAAGCGTGTTGATATGCGATCACGGCGCCCCTCCTTGGAATCGACCGTGCACGATCGGCTCACCGGGACCCTGCCGCGGCCCACTTGCGCCAGGGCATCCTGAAGGTTCGGTGACCCTTGATCTCGAGTCTGGTCTGCACCGCGAGAACTGCAACAGGTGATAGGTAGGGGCTATCTAGCACGATCCCCGGGCCCGGGCAACCCGGGATCCCGGCTTTTGCAGGCGATTGAACCGCTTTGAAAGTTTTTTCTTGAAGTTTGCCGGGACACCGGCCGACGTAGGCAGGGGCGCGTAGCGTTCTGACGTGAGCAGGCAGCAGGCAGTCGGCAGCAGGCAGTCGCTTCGCGGGTGTCGGCTGCGTTTTCCGAAGAGCCGGGGCGTTCGAAGTGCGCCCTCGTGGCTTGCTTGCGCCCCATTGCCCGCTGCCCGCTGCCTGCTGCCTACTGCCTGCTGCCCGCTGCCCGCTGCCTGCTGCCTGCTCGCCTCAGCCCTTGACGTTCAGCAGCTCGACCTCGAAAAGTAGGGTCGCGTTCGGGGGGATCGCACCGCCGGCGCCTCGCGAGCCGTAGGCCAGGTCGGCAGGGATCAAAAGCTCACGCTTGCCACCGACCTTCATGGTCAGGACGCCCTCGTCCCAGCCCTTGATCACCCGGCCCATCCCGACCGGGAAGTCGAACGGCTGGCCCCGATCCACCGAGCTGTCGAACTTCTTGCCCTTGGCTTCGTTCTGCCAGAGCCACCCCGTGTAATGCACCACGCAGGTCTGGCCGTGCTTCGGCTGAGCGCCGGTGCCTTCCTTGATGTCTTGATACTTCAGACCGCTGCCGGTCTCGGTCATCGTCGGGCCCCTTTCGTGTTGAATCGCGGCCGGGTGCTGACCCGACTCAGGTTCGACGCTACCATAACGCACATTCATCGGGGAATGCACTACCGAAGGCCCCGGCATGGCGCTCTACCTCGTGGTTCGCTGTCCATGACGGTCCACGGGAGATACACCAGTTCCGGGGACAATGCAAACCATGGCAACTCAAGGACATCCGGCGATTTCTTGAGTCTGTCCACCGTGTCCACCGTTGTTGTCAGGTAACGGCGTGAGAGAGAACGATGGTTGAATCAAGGCCGCATCGCTGTGCAAACCCTTTAGCGCGTGAAAGTCCGCGTGCGCCGCGGACAGCGTGGACGGGGGCGGATAGAGTTCGCCCCAAGCAGCAGGGACGCCTTCGCGATGAGCCCCGCCATGATCTCGGATGAGACGATCGACCGGCTGAAGTCCGCGGCCAGAGCTGCTAGTGAGCATGCCTATTGTCCGTACAGCAAGTTCCGCGTCGGTGCGGCGGTGCTGACCGACAGCGGCGAGATCTTCGCCGGCTGCAACGTCGAGAACGCCTCGTACGGGCTGACCATCTGCGCGGAGCGGAACGCGGTCTTCCAGATGGTGGCCAATGCCAGTGCGGTCCTGCGCATGATTGTTGTCTACACCCCCACAGCGGCGCCCACCGCCCCCTGTGGGGCCTGCCGCCAGGTGATCAACGAGTTTGGCCCGGCCGACCAGGTCCGGATCCTCTCCTTCTGCGACGGCCCCGAGATCCTCGATGCCCGTCTCAGCGACCTGCTCCCCGCCGCCTTCGGCCCACATTGCCTGGAATGACCGGTTGAGTCCGCGTAGGGTCCGCTCCGCGGACCGGAGCGCCGGGGCATTGGAAAACGCCCTGGTCGCACACAACCCCTCGCAGGTCCGCGTAGGGTCCGCTCCGAGGCTGTGAATTTTTTCCGATACTGTACTTGAGTGAGGATCTGTAAGTTTGTATCATAGTTTGATGAGCGAAACACTACCGTTGCCAGGCCTCGATC